TTGAAATATTACGTTCGAGCAAAAAAGGATCTGATACAGAAGAGACGACTGCACATCGTAAAAAGATCATCTCTAAGACTGTAGAAGAAGCTGTAGATGACGAAGAAAAAGCAGACAAGCAGAGCGGTGCTAGCTTAAATCCTATCACTAGATTAAATGCAGCACATCAGCTTCTAAGAGGCAAGATCGGCATCAAGCATCCTATCAAATTTGATGATGGCAAACATGAATTAGACATCAATACTGTTAGAAAAGCATTAGATCTCCATGGCAATGCAAAGACTGCTGCTGAAAAAGAAAAGATCCAGAATGCTTTCAAGACACACGCAGGCCTTCTGAAGGCCCTTGAGGGTGAATTTGCTGCAGAAAAAAAGCCTATATCACTTGGTGGAACTAAACGAGTTGGCGGCATTAAGCCCATTAAAGAATATGCGGATCCTGTGACAGGTAGAATGGATCCTTTCACAGGCAGAGGTGATTTCCAGCTGATATTGACTAGAGGTCCAGACGGAAAACCATTCTTTAGAAAGGCTCCTACTGGTGAAATTGGTATAGGTAAAAAAACAGCAGCAATCAAAGATACATCTGTGTCTGAAGAAACTATGTTAAATAATCTATATCATACCCTATCAGAAGATAACAAATCAACATTCATGGAAAAATTAAGAACAGAAGATGGATTGACAGAGCTTCTTCAGTTTGCACAAGAACAGGGGCTATAAGATGGTAAGCATCATTAAACCAATAAGAGGTACAGCAGGAGAAGTGGCTTTAACGAATGCTAACACTGTTAGCAATGCAACTTTAATCAGGGTGATTAATACGGGAACTGGAACAGCTTTTCTTAATCTTGCAAACACAACTGCTGTATATGCAAACATAACGCTACTTGCAAACTCTGTTACATTCATCACTAAAGATCCTACTGATACTGCAAACGGCGCGGTTTCTACAGTAAGAGCTGCAGCAATAGCTTATAGGGACTAATCAAATGAAACTCATCACAGAAGTAACAGAACAAGTCAAGTACATCACAGAAGAAGGATCCGAAGGCGGCAAGAGCCTCTATATCGTGGGTCCTTTCCTTCAGGGTAATGTGACTAATCGTAATAAGAGATATTACGACACAAGCATATTAGAAAAAGAAGTCAACAGATACGTCAAAGAAAATGTTGACAAAGGCAGAGCATACGGCGAATTGGGTCATCCATCAGGTCCTTCTATAAATCTAGAAAGAGTCTGCATGATGATCAAATCTCTCCATAGAGAAGGTGATAGTTTTATCGGAAAAGCAAAGATCACTGATACTCCATACGGAAATATCGTCCGGAGCTTGATCGCCGAAGGTGCAATATTGGGTGTATCTTCTAGAGGTATGGGTTCATTAGTAGAAAAAAGTGGTGTCAATCATGTACAGGATGATTTTTATCTCGCTACAGCAGCAGATGTCGTAGCAGATCCATCAGCGCCGGACGCATTCGTCAACGGTGTGATGGAAGGTGTGGAATGGGTATGGAATAACGGCGTTCTCAAAGCGAAAGAATTAGAGAGCGCTAAGAAACATATCGATGAGGCTGCTCGTAAAGTTTCTAAGAAAGAACTTGAAGAAGCAAAGATTAGAGTATTCAACCACTTTCTTTCAAATATATAATTTTATAAATATTTAAAATAAATCAAGGAGTATCATAATGTCTGAACACGATTTAAACCAAAACGAAGAAGCTGATGCAGCATCAAATATGGCTACCATCGCTTCAAAGCCAACCGGAATTTCACGTTCCGACTTGATCGCAAAGATGGTCGCTTATGCATCATCTTTAGACAAGGAAACACTAGCACAAGCAGCAGAGACTATCGGAATGTCACCAGATGACATTTACAATAACAATGCACACCTTGCTACTGGCGATAATTCTGCAAAGAATAAATCTTCTATCAATTCTTCTAATGCTGCGGCGGCTATGCCAATGACTTCAGTAAAAGAAGATCTTGCATTGATTTTTGGAGATTCAACCGATCTTTCAGAAGACTTTAAACTCAAGATTAATACACTCTTTGAAGCAGCAGTTTCAACAAGAGTTTCTATCGAAACAACAAAGCTAGAAGAATCTTTTGAAGAAGCCGCTTCAGAACTTCAGACCCAATTCGAAACAGATCTAGAAGAATCCGTAGAAAAGATTCAAAGTGAAATGTTAGAAAACGTAGATAATTATATTAACTACGCAGTAGCAGAATGGATCTCAGAAAATAAGCTCGCAATCGAGTCTGGCATCAGAACAGAAATTGCTGAATCTTTCATGCTAAACCTTAAAAATGTTTTTGAAGAACATTATATCGATATTCCAGAAGACAAAGTAGACGTTGTAGAATCAATGGCAGCTGAACTCGAAGAGATGAAGTCACGCCTCAATGAGACTACAGAGAGAAATATTGAGCTTTCTAAGGTTGTAAACCAGAAGGAAGTCGAAGATATCACTACTACTTTTGCTGAAGGAATGACTGACACTCAGAAAGATAAGTTCGTCAAGTTGACCGAATCTATCAACTATTCTGATTCAGCTGAATTTCGTAAGAAAGTTTTAATCATCAAAGAAACATACTTCCCTACAAAGAGCGAAGTAAAGGTTACTGAGGATCAACTTCTTAGCGAGAGCGTAGAAGAACCTGAAAAGGCTCCTTACGTTGACCCATTGATGAATAGCTATGTTGCTTCAATTTCTAGAAATCTTAAAAAGTAATCTATTATAAATAAAATTACATAAACTCTAAAAGGAGATACAAATGATCGGTTTTAATGAAGAAGTATTAAACAAGTGGAAGCCAATTCTTGAGCACAGTGATCTTCCAAGAATCGCTGATGCACATCGTCGTAATGTGACTGCTACTCTACTTGAGAACACAGAAAAGGCAATCAGAGAAGCTGGTGGTGGTTTCGGCCAACAAACACTTCTCGAAACCGGAACTAACGCTGCCGGCGTTGGCGGTTATACTGGTACAGGTAGCACCGGCGTTGCTGGTTATGATCCAATCCTAATCTCACTCATTCGTCGTGCGATGCCTAACCTCGTTGCTTATGATGTCTGCGGCGTTCAGCCAATGACCGGTCCAACAGGACTCATCTTCGCAATGCGTGCTAACTATGTTGCTACACCAGGTACAAGAGGCAACGAAGCGTTCTATGACGAAGCGTTGACAAACGTATCATCAGGCCTACAGTCTGCTAATACATTAGGTGGCGCACATACAGGTACTGATGGCGGATTTTCTCACGCGACAGGTGCAGATGCCTACAACTTCATGGGTGGCATGAATACTGCTAACTCAGAAGCTCTCGGCGACGTTGCAGGATCCTTCCCAGAAATGGCCTTCTCAATCGATAAGGTTACTGTTTCTGCTCAGTCACGCGCTCTAAAGGCAGAATACACAATGGAACTTGCTCAGGATCTTAAGGCTGTTCATGGTCTAGATGCTGAAACAGAACTTGCTAACATCCTTCAGACTGAAATCCTTGCAGAAATCAATCGTGAAGTTGTTCGTACAATCAACCTTACAGCTCGTAGAGGTGCTGCTACCGGTACAACTACAGTAGGTACTTTCGATCTTGACACCGACTCAAACGGTCGTTGGTCAGTTGAGAAGTTCAAAGGTCTTATGTTCCATCTTGAAAGAGAAGCTAATCAGATTGCTAAGGATACTCGTCGTGGTAAGGGTAACATCGTAATCTGTTCTTCAGACGTTGCATCTGCTCTTCAGATGGCTGGCGTTCTTGATTACACACCTGCTCTTAACAGCAATAACCTCGCAGTTGACGATACAGGCAATACATTCGCTGGTGTCCTAAACGGTCGCTTCCGTGTATACATCGATCCGTATACCACAGGCAACTATATGACTGTTGGTTATAAGGGCGCTAATGCATTCGACGCTGGTATCTTCTACTGCCCATACGTTCCTCTACAGATGGTTCGTGCGGTCGGCCAAGATACATTCCAGCCAAAGATTGGATTCAAGACACGTTACGGAATGGTCGCAAATCCATTCGCTCGTAGCGTTCAAGGAACTCCAGGCGGGGCTAACAATGGCGCGATACAGTCTGCTAATAACTCATACTATCGTAGAGTTATCATCTCTAACATCATGTAATAAGAAGCAAGGTCAACTTGTTCATACTAAAAAAGGGGGCTTCGGCCCCCTTTTCTTTTATCTATTTGCACTTAGCATAAATGAGTGTTTTAATCTCTTCCATGTTCTTTAATTGAATATAATGAAGGAAGACATACATCTTATCTGACGTGCTCCAATCCTTTGTATTCTCAATGAAGTGAGCAGGAACTAATTCTTTAAGATTTTCTACATATTCTTCTATTGTCATTTTGTATCCTTGTAAAGCCATTGATAAAAACGATCAGCAAGGGCCATCACGTCACTACTTTGAATAACGTCACCTGTCATGCTACTATTTTTATCGCTAATGAGATCATTAACATGCTTGGACCATTCAATTGACTTGTCCAGAGCCCATTGCTTATTCCAAAGGCGTTCTTCACGTTCCTTACGAGCAGCACGATCTGCTGATGTTTCCATATCATTTTCCGTCATTGTGTCACTACCTTCTTCCATTGTTTATCTTTTGGCCTAATCCAAAGCTCACCGTCCTCACCTACCGCCATCGATACCTGCTTATTGGGGTCACTGCTGCCTGTAAAAATTGAAATAGGGCTGTTTTCGTAATAAGGACCGTTGATCTTCTCGCTCTTCTTAGTAGTACCCATGAGAGTCAGGCTTATTACATGATCTGGTGGTGCCTGAGAAGCAGCTGCTGTTCTCACACCCTCAGTAATTAGAGCTGCTGGTGCAAGAGGTAGAAATGCAAAAAATTTACGTCTGTTCATTTGTGTATCCTTTTCTAAGGCCAGTAATGTTTGCCTAATATAACAATGTTATAACGATAACCTTTATTTGCCTCAATGTACTTTTTATTTCCGTACTTGCTTATACGAAGAACTTTTGTAATTCTAAAACACCAACCTTTCGGATCAACATTATATAATCTCCAATAATAAAAAGGACCAATATATGTCATTCTATAATGATTTTTTAAGCAATTAACAGCCCACCAGATCCGCAATTTTAGGCATGTGGTTAGAAACAAGATCAGCAAATTTAGGTATAGGCGAGAGAAATATTTCATTCATAATACTCAAAGTCATGATGTTCACACCAAGGAGTATGAACATGCTCGGTTGATAATGTAAATGCCAATGCAACGATCAGCATAAAAGGTGAAATTAGCATTCCTATTGTCTTAGCCATTAACAATCTCCAATCTATCTTTTACAACTTTGAACCTGACTACATTGTAGTCATTAAAACTATCACCACCATACCTAAAGTAGTCACGTCCTCCATCAATGTATGCACCATTGTTTAAACTACGAAAATCGTGACGATATCGTGAGTATACTACTTGATCTTCTGCTTCTAATCCTGTATACACAACATTTTCAACAGCTGTTATTCCATCAGCAATCATAGGATATCCATGCAACATGAACATAGCAAAGTAGTTAGAACCTTCTGGATGAGCTTTGTCCGTATAGAAGATAGCAGCAGGGAAGTTTAACCACTTATCCTTAGCATCCTTGATACAAGCCTCAAGCACGTACGTAGCTGCATACTTCTCTTCAATATCCTTGATCTGCTCTTTCGTCAAGAAATCGCTATCAACTAGTATGTTCACTTCTTCTTCCTCTTCTTCTTAAAGAACTTGACATATATATCATCTAGCTTAGCCTTGTCTGGATGCTTATGGATCCATTGACCTGTATGAGGACTAAAATATTCCCTGAAGAAATCATCCATCAACTCATTACCTGTAACAACCTGAACATTAATCTTATCAGCTAACTGATCAAACTCTGCATCAGACATTATAGATTCATTATACACTTCATAGGTATAAGCTGCAACTGATAATTTGATCCTGTTACGCCTTTCCTTCTCTATATCTGTGCCCCATACTGATGGAACATAAGGATCTGTATCGTCGAAGAACTGATCTAAACTCACTGTGCTAATACCTCATTAATATGCTTACTGTCAGAATTTTAATTTCCGTCAGGTGAACCATATACTAATTGTCTAAGGCTATCAACCTCTTCCTCAAGCGTTGCAATCTTATCATTCAAACGCTTATTGGCTAATTTCTGACCAAGCCACAGCTCATACCATTTATCAGCATCTTCGAGCGCATCCCGCAGTTCTTGATTCATATCAGGCTGCTTTCTTCATTTTTTCGCCAATCATGAACTTTGCAACGTTAATATATTTACGAGCTTGTTCTGAGTCGCCAAATTCCAAAACTTGCTGAGCATCAGAGAGAACGCTCATAATTGTCATTTCGATACCAGACAAGCGAGTTGTGATACCGTTGATAAGGTTAGCATTGATATCTTCGATGGTCATACCGTAGCAGTCGCGTTCAAATTTAGTCATTTCAATTTCCTGTGTTCTCATTATATTATTAATATAACGGTTTTATGATAAAAATGCAACCGTTATTTTAATTATTTTCCAGGTGTTGATCCTACTGAAAGAGATCCGCTAGTACCTAAGCTACGAGGCCAATTCTCAATATTCGCTTACGTTTAAATTTTCGCGAAAGA